CCTGTTGCCCATCCAATTTTAATTTCTATCTCATTGGAATCTTGCAAATCCATGATCCATGAATACCTCACATTGTCATCATTAAAAACACTGGTAGCGGAGCCAACCGTAGGTTCGTAAACAATTCGCAAACGGCCAACGTGAAATGCAGATTTAGGAACACTAAATCGATAAACCATATCGGCTCTCCAAAAATTAAAAAGTCCGCATAACATCCCACAAGGAGATGTCTGTATACGTTCCCCTTCAGTTTCACCGGCTTCATTAACAAATATCTTAGGAGTAACTTTCGCAGAAAATATTTTATCTTGCATTGCAGTAGTTTCCGACCATTCACCTCTTCCAATGTAGGCTTCCTTCCGAGCTATGTATTCAATAGACATTTGGTCCTCAGACGAAGCTCCAGCAGTACGTGGGTCCACAGTTATCTCCTGCTTAGCATCTAAAGACAATCTTACAGAAGTATCAGGAACATTTGTGCAAGCCATTTGGCCAGTAATTACTCTCCGGAAAATTTGCGGTTGTACAATATCGGTAGGTCTAGAATATCCAAAAGCTCTAGCCACTTCTGCTGTAGTTCCTGCAGCCATTTGAGTAGCTAAGGCATATTTTCCTATGTATGGGACATTCTTAAGCTTACCAGCTAAACTTGACAAAATGCTCGCAGGACGGGAGATAGGACCTGTACCATACTCATCACCGGATTGTGGTGCCAATGAAGCAGGAGCTAATCGTGTAGGCACAGATAAAGTAACATCAGTCATCCAGGCATATACCACGACGGGAACAATTGCCGATGTAACCTCACCCACAGTTTTCAACGAAGCTATTTCAAACATCCTCATACTTCCCATATCCTCATACTCAGCAGTTACCAAATCGATGGCATCTTTAGGGAATATAAACGGTAAGATCATTTCAGCACCTTGACTTGTACACGGATCCAAATAAGAACAAGGACGCTGAGTTAAAGCCATTAACGACATCGTATTGATTATAGCTGTTGGAAATTGTGAATAAAAGCCCTTTGAATTTGGTAACGGTTCATAACAAGCAACCAATCTGCCATAATGAAATTTACTGCCATTGAGGACAAATTTAACATGTAAAGTACCACGAATTAGCCTGTAATATTTAATTTTTTCAACGACATTAGTTCTAGTCAAAAAATCATTCCAAGGATTAAAATCCTCATTAAATGTAACAGACGGATTCCATGAAAACGATCGAATTCGAAAAGGTCTTGCTAAAAAAGCAGATAATGACAGATTGTCTTCAGTACAAAGGGCAGTACTATCCATAGTAGTGCTCAAATCATTTACAACATTCAATGCATCAGTAAATTGGGTAGTCTTAGCTTCTCCAACATGGGGTTCTAATTGCTCCATTTCGCATGGAGGCGCGCGGTGAGGATAGGTATCACAACCAATAGTTCTTTCTTCTTGTGTTGAATCTGTATTACTCTCGGGTGGCAATCCAAGACCACCTTCGAAAAGGGGTTGAAGAGTCGAACTAGAGCATTCCTGCAATACAGTTTCTTCTACTGTACTGGGTAAATCAGCTCCAATCTCTTCTAGCCTATCACCAATCGGTG